AAACATGCTAGAAGAAAAAGCAGAGTAGATGGTCCTTTTGATTGGGATAATATCTTTACAATTATTACAGAAATTAAAAATGAAATAAAAGAAAACTTTCCTTACGTTGTAATGTATGTAGAAAAAACTGAGGCAGATGATATTATTGCTATACTTTGTAAACAACAAACAGATAACAAATATTTAATTATTTCAGGTGATAAAGATTTTATACAACTACATCATTATGGTAATGTATATCAATTTAGTCCTATGTTAAAAGGTTTTATAGGTGAACAAGAAGATCCTATTAAATTTTTAAGAGAACAAATTATAAAAGGTGATAGATCAGATGGTGTACCTAATATATTAAGTGATGATGATATATTTTTACAAGAAGGTGTTAGACAAAAACCTATTAATAAAAAGAGATTAGAAGAATGGTCTAACATAGATAACATACCCTTAGGTAGTCAAACAAGAAAACACTATGAAAGAAATAAGAAACTAATAGACTTATCTGAGATACCAGAACACATAGAAAAAAACATTATAAATACTTTTAAGAATTATAAAGTAAAAGACAGGTCGCAACTGTTAAATTACTTTATTAATAACAAGCTGAAATCATTGATTGAAAACATTAACGATTTTTGACAATATATATTGGAGATAATTATGGCTGATAGAAACCCTAACCTTATGAGTAAAGAGGCAATGACAGCGGTAAGTCAAACTTCTAGTAGAAGTAGACCTACTGTACATGAAATCTTACTAAAGGTTAATAACGCAAAAGATAAGCCTAAAAAGATAGAAGTTTTAAAGGAGTACGATACTCCTGCTTTAAGATCACTATTGAAAGGCGCTTTTGATCCTAAGATCAAGTGGGATTTACCAGAAGGTACTCCGCCATTTATGGCAAACGAGGCACCTTTAGGTACACAACACACTTACTTAGAAGACGAAAGTAAAAAACTATGGCACTTTGTAACAGGTGCTGACGGACAACTTACCAAAACTCGTAAAGAAACTTTGTTCATACAAGTGCTAGAAGGTTTACATACCTCAGAAGCAACTTTGTTAATCAATATCAAAGACAAGAGATTAAATCTTGTTTACAAAGGATTAACTGAGAATGCTGTTAAAGAAGCATTTGGGTGGAATGATTCGTTTATGAGACCAGAACAAAACTAGAACATTTAGGGGTGTACTACATGTCGCACCCCTACTAGTTAATATTCCCTATTATTACTGACATTTTTTCGCTTGACTATTTTTTATAATGTGATATTATAAATAATATAGAAAGTGAGAGTTATATTATGAAAAAACTTATATTAATATTAGCCGTTTTATGGTTTGGCTTAACTGCTTTTTCAAATTCAGTTAAGGCAAATACGAGTGAGTACAATGCTGCTGTGATAGCACACATTTTACAATCTCAGGTAAACGGTACTAACGTTGATACTGAAGCACTAATGAAGTCTGAACTAGATAAACTAGGTCATAAGTTTGCTTTAGAAGCATTAACTATTTTACAGGATTATTTGCCGAGTATCATAGACGGAGTAATGACCGAAATGAGACTAAAAATAGATGAAGAGTATAAGTGTCAACTACTAAAAGATTCTGAAATTCAAAATAAAGAATGTAAAGAATGACTTTAGTTGAACATGTGAACGAAGTTTTGAATTTTGCTTATAGCATAGCGCCGAGAGAAGTAGTAATACTAGTCTTGGCAGGTTTAATCGCACCATTATTTTTAAGGGAGAAACGTTGTTCGTGTCGCAAAGAAGAAGAAAACAGGCTAAGATCAAGGCTAAATTAAAAGCCGAGTTATCTGTGAAGAAAAAATATAAAACAACTTATACTGACATTAAATATTATTTTAATATTATTAATGAAGTAGTATTTGATAACTTATTATCGCCTTTTAATGACATCAAAATTAAACAAATTAGAGATAGAATTAAACCATGTTGGGGACAAGTTGTAATATGGGAATGGAAAAGAAAAGGTGCCAGACAATATCATTTAGAAATGTTACCTTTTTATCCTTCTAAAAAAGATTTCGTGGACACACTAGGGCATGAAATGATCCATCTGTATCAAATGGCAAATATTGGTGATACAGGTAATCACAATGAAACGTTTTATAGTTTTAGAAATCCTATGAAACAAATCGGATTGAGTATATAATATGAAAGTGAGAGTATATAATGGCAAGAAGACAAGTAAAAGAGTTAGATCCTTATATTAAAGCAAGGGTCGGTGAAGCATTGATACAGTTGGGTGAACTAACAAAACCATCTAACTTATCAGGTACAAACAAACTATATTACACTGGTAATTGGGCGAAAGACATTTACGACAATTACACTGAAAAACAAGCAGAGGTAATATTTCAAAAAGTAGAAAAGTTAAAACCTAATTTAACATTTTTTCAATCAAAACTACAATCATTTACAGACGAAGAAGGAAAAGAGTGGGGCGGATATGACTACTATGCTAGAAAAATCTAAAATAGTTATTAATACATTAATGTTTGTCTTTAGTGTAGCATTTTTATCAATATGTTTTTGGTACTATGTTGAAGACGGCAAAGTTAGAGCAAGTGATTTGATACCTAAGAAACCTAATTTTGAACATACAAACAATCAACAATTTTTAGATAATGTAAATCAATGTGTAGATTATATTTACGCTACAGAAAAAGGTATTATACCTGTCAACATTGAATTACTAATGGCACAGGCTGCCTTAGAGTCAGGTTGGGGTGATAGTAGATTTGCTAAAGTAGGTAAAAATTTATTTGGTATTAGAACGTATGATCTAAAAGAACCACATATGTTGCCGTCAAATAATCCTAAGAAGTGGGGTGTAAAAGTTTATAGACATGAATGTGATAGTGTTTTAAATTACATAAATATACTAAACAATGGAAGTGCTTTTGACGAGTACAGAAAATTGAGAGATCAAGGTATAAACGATCCTTACATACTTGTGGAAACACTTGACGCTTACGCTGCTGACAAAGACTATTTCTCAAAAATAAAAAGTATATTAACTAAAATAAGAAAAGAGTATAATTAGTGTTCTTAATTGTATTAACATTTTTATCAGCAATTTCTATATCTGTTATAGCTGCTGGTTATTCTATCATTGGTCTAGCAACTCTGTTTGCTGGTGCCGCTATGCCTATTATTGCTATGGGTACAGCTTTAGAAATAGGTAAACTTGTAGCCGCCAGTTGGTTGTATCATAATTGGCGATCAGACTTAGTACCTGTATCTTTAAAAACGTATCTCTTTTCTGCTATCATAGTATTAATCTTTATTACATCTATGGGTATATTTGGTTTTCTATCTAAAGCACATTTAGATCAAGTAAAACCTGTATCAGGTAATAATATTAAAATAGAATTGTTAACTAAACAAATCAATTCTCAACAAATGATTATTGATAGATCACAAAAAACACTTGACCTATTAGATAAAGGTTTAGAAGTTTATATTGATAAAGAATATGTGACTAGAGGTTTAAAAGAACGTAAAAAACAAAAACCTGAAAGAGACGAATTACAACTAGCGATCAACAATGCGAGTGATGAGATTGCTAAATTAGTAAACGAGAAATCTCTATTAGAACTAGAACAAAATAAGATAGAGGCAGAGGTAGGTCCTATCAAATATATTGCTGAACTAATATATGGCGATCAAGCAAAAGAAATGTTTGATGAGGCAGTTAGAATTGTAATATTAATTTTAATCTTTGTATTTGATCCTCTTGCTGTATTACTATTGATCGCTGCTAATATATCATTGAGACAGTGGCGAATGAAGAAACAATTAGTTATAGATGAAAATGGTAATAAGATACAAAAAAGAATGATGAATTTACAAGCAAGACATCAAAAGTTAAAAGATAAAGAAAAAGACTACAAGAATTTTATTGAAAAGTTGGGTGCTAAAGAACTAGCAGATTTAGATCCTGACGAAATTAAGATTAAATTAAATCAAATAGTTGATTGGAACGATAAGAACAAATGAAGAACATAATAATTATTTTCATTTTAGTATTATTGTCTGGTTGTCAAAAATACCAACCTAATCCTATCGGTACTATTATTAATTTAATGGTAAAAGGTACAGACAATCAAAAGACTATTGAAAAACAAGCACCCATTAGCGAATCAGATAAGAAAATTATAGAAAAAGCAACTGAAAAAGAGTGGGAAGAAGTTGATAAAGAACTGGAAAAATAGCCTTGACTATTGACCTGGTTATGATATATTATAAGAATGATGATTACAATTGATGATATAAAAAGACTAGACTTACCTAATTTGTCTCCTGTACAGATTAGAAGAATATCAAACGCAGAAACAACGTGTAAAAATGCTACAACTGATTGGTCAAAAGACTATTGGTTTAAGGTATTTAGAAAACTATGTGAAGAATATAAATGTATGAACTACTTTAGAAAGGCGATACACTAATGAATATATTTTATGTAGATAAAGACCCGAAGACAGCAGCTAAAATGATGTGTGATAAACACATTATTAAAATGATATTAGAGTCTGCTCAGATGTTATGTTCAGCAAAAAGAATGCTAGACGGTACTGAGTATTATGACAAAACTAAAAATGGTCGTAAAATAAAAAGATGGCGATTAGATAATTCTAATGAAGAAGCAATCATATACAAAGCAGGTTGGGCTAAACATCCTAGTACACAATGGGTTATGAAGTCTGCTTACAATTACATATGGTT